GGCCGCCGCGCCTGCGGCCAAGGGCGCCATGGCGGCCGGACCCTCGGCCGACCAGGTCAGGAAGATGTATGAGGGCCGCGATTACGACGAGGTGACGCTTGACGGTATGCGCCGGACGGTGGCTTCGCGTCTGACCGAGGCCAAGCAGACCATCCCGCATTTCTACCTGCGCCGGGATATCGAACTCGATGCGCTGCTGAAGTTCCGCAGCCAGCTCAACAAGCAGCTCGAGGGCCGCGGCGTGAAGCTGAGCGTGAATGATTTCATCATCAAGGCCTGTGCGCTGGCGCTGCAATCGGTGCCGGATGCCAACGCGGTCTGGGCCGGCGACCGGATGCTCAAGCTGAAACCGTCTGATGTGGCAGTGGCCGTGGCGGTGGATGGCGGCCTTTTCACGCCGGTCCTCAAGGATGCCGAGACAAGATCGCTATCGGCCCTCTCCGCCGAGATGAAGGATCTCGCCACCCGCGCCCGCGACAAGAAACTCGCGCCGCATGAATATGTGGGGGGCAGTTTCGCGATCTCGAACCTCGGCATGTTCGGCATCGACAATTTCGATGCGGTCATCAACCCGCCCCATGGTGCGATCCTCGCGGTGGGATCGGGCGTGAAGAAGCCGGTGGTCAAGGAGGATGGCGAGCTTGGCGTGGCGACGGTGATGTCGGTGACGCTGTCGGTCGATCACCGGGTGATCGACGGTGCGCTCGGCGCCGAGCTTCTGGCCGCGATCAAGGAAAACCTGGAAAACCCGATGGTGATGCTGGCCTGACCAGCGCATCCCTGCGAACACGAACAAAGCCGCCCTCCAGAGGGGGCGGCTTTTTCTTGCGCAGGTGGCGCGGGTCAGGAGGCGGCGGGCGAGCTGTTGATGAGCTGGTCCATGGTGATCGACGGTTGATCGCAGCCCGCTTCGCCCACGATCCGCGCCGGCACGCCGGCCACGGTCTTGCAGGGGGGCACGGGGTCGAGCACCACCGACCCGGCCGCAATGCGGCTGCAATTCCCGATCCGGATATTGCCGAGGACCTTGGCCCCCGCGCCGATCAACACGCCGTCGCCGATCTTGGGATGGCGATCGTCGTCCTCCTTGCCGGTGCCGCCCAGCGTCACCGAATGCAGCATCGAGACATTGTCGCCCACGACCGCGGTTTCCCCTATGACGATCGAATGGGCATGGTCGATCATGATCCCCTTGCCGATCCGAGCCGCGGGATGGATGTCGATGCCAAAGATCTCCGAGGTGCGGGCCTGGATGAAATAGGCCAGATCCACCCGCTTGTGCCGCCAGAGCCAATGAGCCACGCGATAGGCCTGCATGGCCTGGTAGCCCTTGAAGTAGAGGATCGGCTGCATCATCCGGTGGCAGGCGGGGTCGCGCTCATAGACGGCGACAAGGTCGGCGCGCGCCGCATACGCCAGCGTCGGATCGGCCGCAAAGGCCTCATCCGCGATCTCCCGCAAGAGCTGCTCGGACATCTCGCCCGACGACAGCTTGAGCGCGATGCGGTAGCTCAGCGCGCTTTCGATGGTGCGGTGATGGAGGATCCCGGTATGCACGAAACCGCCCAGGACCGGCTCTGCCGCCACCGCGGCCTCCGCCTCTTCGCTGATCCGCGACCACACCGGATCAACCGGCGCGATATTCGTTTTCGTTTCGACCATGGCCAATTCCCGACTGAGTGGCCTAGACTATAGCCCAACTCTCGCGCGCCGCGCAAAGCGGAACGCCGTTTTTTGCAATTGTCACCGGGATGTGACCGCATGGACTGGGAAAATCGCATCAAGGCACGGCTTGCGGCGCTCGACCAGGAAGACGGCAAAGGGCGCGCGGGGCAAGCCACGGTCGAGCTCGACCAACAGGCCGTCGGGCGTCTGTCGCGGATGGACGCCATCCAGATGCAGGCGATGGCACAGGCCACCCAGGCGCGCCGCGATGCGATGCGCAGGCGCCTGGTCGCCGCTCTGGACCGCCTGAAAGATGGGGAATTCGGCTATTGCGAAGACTGCGGGGAGGACATCCCCGATGCGCGGCTCGAGCTGGATCCGGGGGTCACGCTCTGTGTCTCCTGCGCCTCGGGCTGACGCGAGATATGATCGTAGACCATCGCAAGGCACGCGCAGTAGTCACGATCCGACAGGGCCGGTTCCGCCGCCCGTCCCATGCGCCGCGCCACGCTCGTCAGGCTGCCATCGCCATGAAGGGGATGCCGCTCGCCCCGCGCGCGGCACCACCGGTCGGCCGCTGCGGCCGATCGCATCGCCTCCTTCAGAAGCCCCGGCCGCTCCGCCCGGTTCCGAAGAACAAGCGCGCAGGCCAGGGCCACCACGTCGCAATGTCCGGGGATCACGGGTTCGGAACCCTGTAGCGCATCAGATGCACGCAGAGCCGAACCTCGCCCCCCGCAAACGCTCCGCCATCGGCCGAAAGCGTCAGGGCGGTATCGGCGTAATAGGTCAGCGGCGCCGATGTGATGCCGCGCAAAAAGGACCCCGCGGCCAGGCCGAAACCGCTGCCATAGCGGTCGGGCGAACCCGGCGCGATCCCAAGGCGGAAAGATGTCGCGGTCCCGGTGATCTCGGATAGGACACGACCGGTGACCGCGAACACGGTGGATTGGCCGGGAATGAAGGCCGCCGTGCTGCTTTCGGTCCCGCTTGTGACAGTGTGCACGGTTTCGACCGTCTCAAACAGAATGCCCGCGCCGCTCGGAGAGAGGGTTTTCGCGTGAAGGACCCAAGCCGTTCCGTCATAGACGGCATCCGCGTTTTCGCTCTCCACATGGGCTTTCCAGCCCGGCTTCGGCGTGACGAACTCCCATCCGCCATTCGACGCGATCGCGATCCGGCCATCCTGCCCGAACCAGGCATCGGACGCGCCCGCGCCAATGGCCCAGACGCCCGACACCGTGCCGGGAGGTGCCGTGACCTCCACACCGCTCAGAACCATCTGGCAAATCCCATCCAGACGGCTCAGCGCCTCGTTCACAGTCACATGTTTTTGCGATTGCGCCGCCTCAAGCAGCGACAATCCAAGGTTTCCCGTCTCAGCCATTGATGTCGATCCTTTTGAAAGCTCCGGGACCAAAGCGGTCCGAAATCTGCGCGACCTCCACCGAGAAAGCCGGGCCGGCCGCGTCCTCGATCTGCATCGAAGTGAGGTAGGTCCATTCCGGCATCGGCACATTCGCGGTGCGAAGGATGGCGCCGCCGGGCGCGCGGACGCGGACCAGGTAGGCCTCGGTCGCTTCGCCAAGCGGCACGTCGGTGCCCTCCCAGCTATCGCCGTCGATGCGCGTACGGCGCAGCCAGCGAAGCGTCACATCGCCGCTCTCCCGCCGCACGTATCGCAACTGCGCCGGCGCATAAGGGCGCAGCCCGATTCCGGCAAAAGCCCGGTCTTCCTGTACGTAGACAGGGTCGTCCACGGGCCGCTCGGCCGGCCCCACGCGATAGCTGCGCGACAGGTTGCGCGCCGAGGACGGCATTGCGATCTGGGTTGTCCTTTGACCACCAAGGCCCACAAAGACGCTGCCAACTGGCCAGGCGGTCGGGATGAAGGCCCCTGTTCCCGCCTGCCCGCGTAGCCTGAGCCGCACGTCGTAGGTATCGGGCGCCACAAGCTCCGCCTCGGCGAATTGAAAGACTTCCCAGATATCGTCACGCCCCGTCCCGATCGCCGCGGCATTAACGCCCGCAAGAACCGCTGCGGGATCGGCCGAGGACAAGGCGCCGTTGACAAGGCGCACCCGCAGCGCGGGCCCGCGATCCCAGGTATCAGGCAGCGCCGCCGCCAGCTCATTTTCGGTCTCGCCGATGACGCTTTCCGTCTCGACAAGCGTGTTCAGTTCGAATCCGTTCTGTGCCGTCGAGGAATAGACCGCGACCGGCCCACGCCAGGGCGACGCTGCGATGGCGAGGGACGGCGCATGCGGCACCTCCTCGCCGGTCAAGAGCGGCAGATCCAGGAACACCGGCGTCACCGGGACCGGCGGGACGAAGGGGCGCTGCTGGTCGATCTCGTCGGCCTCCGGCGCCCCGGTATAGGCGGTCTTTTCGATCCGGACCGCCTCGATCTGGGAAAACCGCCCAAGCTCCACCGTATCGACCCGGTAGAGGTCCTCGGACCGATCCAGCCGGACCACATCGCCGGCGCCTATGGCCACCTCCGAAAGCGGCAGACCGAACCGTACCCGGTCCCGCCCGACCCGCGCCTCCGCCAACCAGCGTTCGGCGATCTCGCGCCCTTCCTGCGCGGTCAGAACCACCGGAAACTCCGATTGAGACACCGCCGCCACCGCATCGCCCGGATAGACCGCCTCGGCGGTCCGCACCGCGTAATCGCCATCGGTCTCCACAAAGGCGAGCCGCACACGCCCGGCCAGTTCCGCCTCGGGCAGACGGGTATCCTCGAGCCGCGCCTCCGCCTGCCCCTCATCAACGAAGGTCGACGAAACCAAAGTCGCATCCACTGCCCCCTTGCGCGACTTGAAGGCAAGCGCGCCGTCCCGCTCCAACGCGTCGAACCCCTGCGCCAGCATCAAGGGCTGCAGAACTGACCGCCCCGAGGCTGTCTCGGCCACGGAATAGCCCCGCACGATCCCGAACAGACCCGAAGTGTCCGGGCGCGACAGGCCAGAGGCCGCGCAAACCTCGCGCACAACGCTATCCAGCGTCCTCAGCGACGCCCGCCCGTTCAGCCAATGCCCGCGTGTGTAGTTCTCACCATCGGACCATAGATCGAGATTGAGGGGGAAATACGGATATGGCCGCGCATCCCATGCCCACACATAGGCATGCCCCATATCCACCATCCGGCCACCATAGATAGCCGAGACGGGGTTCTTCGCGGCATCCGAAAAATAGTCGTTGTATGCGCGGATATATTGCGCCTGGATCAGATCATCCCGGCGGCCGTTCGACCAATGGGGAATGGCCGATTCCGAGGATTTGGGATCAAGGAACTTGTTGGGCTGGTTGGTACCCTTGTCGATGGCCGCACAGCCGTATTCGGTGAACCAGAACGGCTTTGATTGCGGCACCCATTCGGTGGGATTGCTGGCGCGCACGCCTCCCGGCCGATTGAAATGCGTGTTCTCCCACCAGTTGCGCAAATCCTTGTATCGAAAGACCCAGGGCTCCCCATAGGCGCCGTCCTCAATTGGCGTGCGCCTCTGGAATGCACGCGCCTCGGGCGAGTTGTAGAACCAGTCATAGCCTTCGCCACCCTCGATATTGGCCTTCAGGTAATCGAGGTCATGGATCGCGCCCCAGGCAGCGTCCGCATGGTCATAGCCATCACGCCAATCCGAGATCGGCATGTAATTGTCGATACCGATGAAATCGATCTCCTCATCGGCCCAAAGCGGGTCGAGGTGAAAGAACACATCTCCCGAACCATCCTGCGGATGGTAGCCGAAATATTCCGACCAGTCCGAAGCATAGCCGATCTTGACATCGGGCCCCAGGATCGCGCGCACATCGCCGGCCAGCGCGCGCATGGCCGCAACCGCGGGAAAACTGTCGGCCCCGTCTCGGATCTGCGTCAGCCCGCGCATTTCCGAACCGATGCAAAACGCGTCCACCCCACCCGCCAGAGCACAAAGATGCGCGTAATGCAGAATGAAGCGGCGATAGGAAAATTCCTCGGGCCCCGAATAATCGACCGTATCACCTTGAGGTTCGAAATCGCCGATCTGTGCCTGACCAAAGAATGCAGCCACCTCGGCCGCCGCGGCCGGCGTCTTGTCGGGCGTCCCGTCACGACCCGGCGCAAGCGACGTCGTGATCCGGCCGCGCCAGGGGAGGACCGGCTGCCCCGCTTCACCGGTATAAGGGTTTGGCAAGGTATTGCCCGCCAACTGCTCCATCAGGATGAAAGGGTAGAACATCACGCTTCCCCCGCCTTCCCGCAAGGCGCGGATGGACTCGATCACGCTTTGATCGGTGGGCGTGCCGCCATAGACCGGGCGACCGTCGACCGCCGTTATCTCCTCGGCGGTGTCCCGGCGCAGACCAGAGACCTTCCACGGCATGCCGATCCCGTCAGCCAAGGCCCGCTCGACCTTGGGACGGATCGAACACGACCCCACCCGCAGGTCATCGCCGAACCACGAGATGATCAGGGACTTTGCCGTGCAGTTCGGCAGCTCCCCCGACAGCGCTTCCATGGAAATGTCGAAATCCGTCCGGCCGCCGGGCGAATTCACGTTGGTGGCCCGGATGCGACCGAACTCCTCGAAGACATAGACCGGCGTGGTGGAGAGCGCGTATTCACCCGTGCCCGGCATGAGGGCGGCCCCCTGCACCGCCCGCGATACATCCGCGGGAACGCTCGGGTCGTGGCCCTGGTCGGGACGCATGACCTCGAAACTGAATTGCGGCACGCGGTTGCCGAACGGCGACAGGTCCAGATCCTCGAACACGATATAGGCCAAGCCGCGGTAGGCCGCTGCATTCCCGGCACCTTGCACGGCCTCGATCTTGGGATCGGGCATTTGCGCCTCATCGCCATGGTAGACCCGGATGTTCAGATCATCCTTGGCCACCTCGATCCCGTCTGCCCAAATGCGCCCGACACGGGAAATGACACCTTCGCAAAGACCGATGGCGAGGCTCACCGAATAGGAGTACTGCGTCACCGTCGCTTGCGGGCCCGGAGAGCCCTTGCCGCCCCCTCCCCCGCTGGTCGACGACCGCTCCTCGAACCGCGACGCCCAGATCACCTGACCCGGGATACGCACCCGCCCGTAGACCTGGCCCACGGCCGCGCCTTCGCTCGCCGTGGTCAGCCGAAAGCGGTCGATGCGCCCCGATTCGATGACCTGCGAGCCCGCGCCCATGATCGACTGGTCGATCAGCTGACCGACCGTCGCGCCGATGGCACGCCCGATCACCACCGATGACAGTCCCAGTAGCCCGCCCCCGATCGACCCACCGATCGCCGCACCCACGCCCGCAAGAACAATCGTCGCCATCAGTTGGCTCCTTCAGGAAAAGAAAAACAGGCCACGACCAGGCGTTGCCAACTTTGCGTCAAGGCGCTTTCCACGACCGCATGCCCCGAATAGGCGTGCACGAATGTCGCCTCCGGCAAGGGCTCGGCAAGAATGCCGACATGCTTGGCCACGCGCCCGGCGCGCATCCGGAACAAGAGCACGTCACCCGGCGCCATGCAGGCCTTGGGTTTTTCGATCAAATGACGCGCCGCCGCGGCCCACAGCACCTCGTTGCGCGACACCTCCGCCCAATCGGGCGTGTAAGCTGGCACGCTTTCCCGCTCCGTCCCGATCACCTCGCGCCAGATGCCCCGAACGAGGCCGAGGCAATCGGTGCCCGCACCCTTCCGCGAGGCCTGGTGACGATAGGGCGTGCCGATCCAGCCCCGTGCCGCTGCAACGACGAGACGGCTCTGCGCCTCCGCCATCACAACGCACCGCCGTCATTCACCCCGGCGCGGACGGGATAGCTGATCAACCAATCATCGCCCGGAATGTCAGGAAAACCCCGAAAATTCAGTTGATTGCCGAATTTCTGCTTGCAGGTCTGAAACCGTTTGTCGCAGCCCGCCACCAGTCTCACCCGGTCACCGGCAACGAGCGGCGCCCGCATGTCGGACCACAAAACGATGCGCCGGTCCGTCCCGACGCCCCGATCTTCCTTGATGGTCTCGCGCAAGCCCTGTGCCGCGCCATCCACAGCCTCGATCGTGCCCCGCGTGAACCAGCCCGGGGCAAAGGACGCCAAGCCTCCCAAATCCAGAACCCGCCCATCCTCGGACGCGCTCACGGGAACCTCGGTGGAATAGCCCGGCTCCGACAGATCGAACGCGCATGCAGCATCCCCCAGAACGGCGGAGCACAGGCGCTGGTAAACCCGGCCCCGGGTCTGGTTCAGCGCCTCGGTCAGGCCGCGCAGCTCTGCCGTGAACTGCCCGTCGCGGCGCTGGATCTCTCCCAGAGTTCCACGAAACTGAACCACGCGCTCTGCAACATTCTGCCAGTTCACCAGCCAGGCAGTCACCTCCGCCCCGTCAAAGCGCCCGGCATTGATGTCCTCTTCCCGGATCGACTCGTGCGACAGGGCCCCGATCGCCTCGGTGTTGTCGACCGACAGCCCCGTGCCCTGCTGAAGCGCCCGCGCGGTCAGGCCCGACGAGGCCGCAAAGCTGATCCCGTCAAAGGCCAGCGGCAGGTCGTGATCAGTAAAGCCGAACACGACACCATCGCGCCGCGTCACCGCCCAACAGCGCGCGACCGTCGTGATGCCGCCTGCGAGATGGCGGCTCAACGCCTCCTGCCCGGCCATCAGACGCGCACCTCGACCACGGGAACCGACGGCACTTCGCCTGCTCGAAAGCTCGCAACCGAGGTCTGGATGCGGTCCGTGTCAAAGCGCACGGGCACGTCGAATTCAAAACCCGCCGTGATCCTCGCCCCTTCCGACGGCGCATCGAAGAAAGCCACCACGCCAGTCGTGACATCCAATGCGTAATCGATCGTCTCGGTCTTGCGATCGCCCTGTATCCCGACCGTGACCGTGCCGAGGACCGGCTTGGCGATCGTGCGCGCATAGGCGTTCTCGCCGGACCGGTACGTCTTCACCAAAGGGAAATCCGTCTGCCGTCCGTCACCCAGCCCGATCAACTGATCGTCGAAATCAGGCGTCTGGGACGCGGAACAGGACTTGAAATCCGCCCAATCCTTCCAGCGAAAGGCATAAAGCTGCCCTTGGCGCGCCTCGAAAAACGCGATCAACGCCTCAAGATCCTCGAGCGACCGCATGCCCACGCCCGCGTCATAGCGACGTCGCGAATGCGCCCAGGGCGTGTTGCGCTCTTCGAACCCATTCGAGAGCGTGACCACATCGGTGCGCCGCTCCGGCCCGCCAAGCGAACCAAAGCTCAGATTGGCCGGAAACCGTTCTTCGTGAAATCCCATTTCTCCCTCCTCAGCGATTGCGTTGGCCGCGCCCCAGCGCCCGTGTCACCTGGGCCGCGATCTGGCTTTGCGAGCGGCGAAAACCTTCGACATCCGGGGTGGACACGTTCACCACGACCGAAACCGGCCGCCCGCCGCCCTCGCTCCGCACGCCAAGCCGCCCATCGGATCCGCGCGACAGCGGCATGATCGCCTCCGGGCCGGCCTCACCCATGAGGCCGACGCCCCCGCGCATCGGAAACGTCACCGGGGACGACACGACACCGCCCCGCGCGAACGGCATGACGCGGCCCTGCGTGAACGCACCGCCATTGGCGAACGGCATCATCCCGCTGAACAGCCCTTCCACGCCGCTCGCCAGAGCGCCGCCGATATGATTGGTCACCGGGCGCATGGCCGCCGAGTAGGCCGTGTTGAGCATGGATTGCGCCAGACCGCTCAGGGCGTCCGACAGCTTTGCGCCATCGAACACCACCTCGTCGATCGACCGCCGCAAACCGCGGCTGAAGCCACTGCTCAGAAGCCCGACATCGCGCCCGGTATCGGCGATCGTCGAGCGCATTCGCACCAGTTCCCCGTCAAAGGCCGCGGCCACCTGCTGCGCCCCGCCAAGCGAACGCTCCAGCGCGGACACCTGGTCGTCAAAGTCGTCCAGACCGTCAACTTCATCCATCGCTCATTCCTTTGCGTTCGTCGGGGAAGGCGCGGGCCAGTTCTTCCAGCCGCGCGCGCCCCAAAGGCGCGCTGCCCGCGTCCCGCCCCAGCATCATCATCAATTCCGCCGGGGTGAGCCGCCAGAATTCCGCCGGCGTCAGGCGCAATCCGGTCAAACCGGCACGCATCAGGCCCGGCCAATCCATCCCTCTCACCGCGGCGCGTCGCTTTCGGGGATCATGAAGGCGCGCACCAAAAGACGACCCGCCACGCGCGCCGCCTCGAGCGGACCGCCGGCGATCTCGGCCGCCATCAGGTCCGAGGCCTGGCCCTGCCAGCCGCCGCCACGCAAGCCCGCCACGATCAGGGCAAGCACGTCGCGGCTGGAATAGCGCCCTGCCTCGAACCGTTCGATGAGCGAAATCAGATCGTCGGAGCCAAGCCGCTCCTCCATCTCGGCCAGGGCCCCGAGGGTCAGTTTCAGAACCCGCGGCTCCCCATCGAGGACAAGCTCGACCTCACCCGTCCAGGGATTGGCCATCAAAGCGCCGTAAAGCTGATGGCACCAGCCGAGGCAAAGGACATCTCGTAGGTCGCCTCGCCGTCATAGCTGCCGGAAAACTCGATCGACGTGATCTGGAACGGCCCCTCCACCGTGCCGAAATCGGGGATGATGACCTGGCAGGCCGGAGTTTCGCCGTCGAAAAAGATCTGCCGGGCACGTTCGTCCGTGGCCTGATAGCGGAACACGCCCGAGCCCGAAAGCATCGCCGATTTCACGCCCGCCCCGCCCAGAAGCTCGCGCCAGCCGCCCTGGCTTTCGAGGCTCGTGACATCGACGCTTTCGGCGTTGAAACTGATCCGCGTGGCGCGCAGACCCGCCACCGTTTCGAACTGACCGGCCCCGGTCATGTCGATCTTGATAAGAAGGTCCTTGCCGTTCTGAGCACCCATTTCGTCCACTCCAAAAAGTCAGAAATTCAGTTGTCCTCGACACGCGCCCGAAACGTCATGTCGATGCGCCGCGTATCGGCATTCCGCACCCGTCGCGCCCGCGCCTTCACGAAACGCACCGAAACCACCCGGCCGCGCGCGAGGCTCGGAACTGACCCGTCCAGGGCATCCGAGACCGCCGCCGCCAGCGCCTTGGCCGTCTGGAACCCCGAAGACGCCGTCACGACGCTCACTACAAAGCGGTGATCGGCCGCCCCGCCCGAGCCGTCCGAGCGATCAAGCGCGTCCTCGGGCCCCAGGCTCACATAGGTGTTGGGCAGGCTGCCGGAGGGAACGACATCGTAGATGTCTCCACCGACAAGCGCCGTGACCTCTGGATCGGCCACGAGAAGCTGATAGATGCCGGCCTGAAGCGCGGCAGACTGGCCGTAACTCATGCCACCACCTCCTCGCGGGCAAAGCAGGTCAGATAGGCACCGCCCGCATCCGCCTCGCTCACCGCAAGAATTCGGAAAATGCGCGATCCCTCGCGAAACCGCTGTTCCGGCTTGGGACGCGACGCGGCGCCCTCGGGGGCCGCGCGCACCGTGATCTTGTAAGACACCGACGACACCGTGACGAAATCGCGGGCGCGTTCATTGCCCGTGCCTGCACGGACTTCGGCCCAGAGACCGCCCACGCCGTTCCAGGTCTCGACAAAGCCACCGGCCCCGTCGGGCGTGCGCGTCGCCGTCTCGAGCGTGAGCAGACGATTGAGATGCGGGCGCCTCATGACCGCCCTCCTCCAAAAATCCGAATATTCAGAAATGGCACCAGAAGGTCGTTGATGATCGTCGGGATCCCGTCGGCTTCGAAGGCCATCGCATGGCGATGCTCGTAGAAATGCGCCGCCAGCATCAGCGCGGCCTTTTTCAGAACCGGCGGTATTCCCGCCCAGCTCGCCGAATATCCGGCGACAAAATCGATCTCCGCCGAGCCGCCCGTGGGGATCGCAGGCAGCGCCGCGCCCATGGCCACAAGGGCCGGGCGATGCGCGTCCCGCTCAAGCCCGTATCGCTCGGGCGCGACGGTTGTCTCGCTCCCGGCCCGGTCCCCGAGGATGACGGCCGTGATCGCAGCCACCGGCGCCACCGGCAGAACCTGGCGGTCGCCATATCGCCAGCGCGTCACCGACCAACGAAAACTCCGCTCGATCAACGCCTTGCCGGTGCGCGCTTCGATCGCGGCAATCGCCGCACGAAGGCAGGTCTCCAACACGCCGTCCTGAACGGTATCGTCGGCGAACCCGGTCCCGAGCCGCAGGTAATCCCTGAATTCTGGAACCGGCAGCGCCTCGACGGGCACCGTGGTCTGCTCGACTAATATCATGAAATCTCTCCGAAACCCGGCCCCTCATTTGCTCCGGCTGAGATCAGCCGACAAACATGGACGCGCGCCCCCCGCATTGCTCGGACGGAGGGGGAGCAGCTAGACAACGCAAGGATATCGGCGCGCGCCCATGCAGCCGGTCCAGGGCCTCAAAAACCTACCCTGAACCGACCATCACGACCCCGGATTACGAGATCGCGAACCGCAACAGCTTGATCGCCGCGAAATCGCTCACATCACCGCCGACGCGCTTGGTGGCGTAGAACAGGACATGCGGCTTCGCCGAATAGGGATCGCGCAAGATGCGCAGATCGGGGCGCTCGGCCACGGTGTAGCCCGCTTCGAAATCGCCGAAGGCGATGGCATCGTTGCCCGATGCGATATCGGGCATGTCCTCGGCGATCAGCACCGGATATCCCATCAGACGCGCAGGCTCGCCAGCGGCAAGGCCATCGCTCCACAGGAAGCGGCCATCGGCATCCTTGAGCTTGCGCACCGCACCCGCGGTCTTGGAATTCATCACGAAGGTGCCGTTTGCGCGATACTGCGCCCCCAGGGCATAGACCAGGTCGACGATCGCGTCCGCCGGGCTCGCTGCGTCGAAATCACCGTCGGCGCCGGTGGGCACGTAGCCGATCGAGCCCCAGGCCCAGACATCATTGTCCACCGTAGGACGGGTCAGGAACCCGTTGGGCTTGTCGACACCGTCCCCGTTGACGAAGGCTGCCGCCTCGGCCCGGGCGAACTTGTCGGCAATCCGGTCGGCCAGCCAGGTTTCGATATCGAACGCGCTGTCATCCAAAAGCCGCTGCGACGCCTTGGGCAGCGCCGACAATTCGTGCAGCTGGATCGAGATGCGCTCGATCTGGGGGGTGTCGGTCTCTGCGACCGAACCGGTTTCCGTGGCCCAGCCGGTGCCCACGTCGGAATGGTCGATCAGCACGTCGTAGGACGTCGATTCGACATTCACGACATTGGAAATCTGACGCAGCGAGGCTGCCGATTTCAGAACCTTGGCCACGGTCTCGGCGGTCTGGGGATCGACGAGATAGCCGCCATCGGCCGCTACCGCGGTCGACAGCGCCTTGCCCTCCAGCTCGAGCCCGCGCAGCGCGTCGTCATCGCCGGAGCGCACATAGGCTTCAAACGCCTTCTGATGAGGCGCCTCGATTTCGGCCGCCTGGGCCAGCGCCGGGCGGCGCGCAGGGGTGGATTTCCGATCCAGCATGGTCAGTCGCTCTTCCTGTTTGTGAAGTTTTTCGGTGATGTCCGCGATGAAACCCTGCAATTGGGATTTCACCTCGGCCGCCGGCCCGCCGTCTTCCGGCAAAGCGCCAGCGGACCGGGACGGGGTCTCGGTCTTGCTCATCGCAACAGTCCTCAGATTAAGGGATTTGCGCCGGCCCTCAGCTTTGGGCCAACAGTGCTCGGGCGTCCTCGATGGCCGCCGCCAGGTCACGCATCAAGGCCGCGTCCGGGGTCTCCCCCTTGGCGCCCACCCGCGCATCGGGAAGCATCGGAAAGGTCACCAGCGACACCTCCCAAAGCTCCAACTCCGACAAGAGCCGCTGGCCCCGGTCGTTCTTCGTCGCACGCACGGTGCGATAGCCGATCGACAACCCGTCGATCGCGCCGGCCTCGATCAGCGCAGCGGCTTCCCGCGCCCGCGCCACATCCGGCAAAAGCCGTCCCTTGACGTAAAGCCCGCGATCATCCTCGCGCACCACATCCCAGACACCGATCGGCTCGGCGGGATCGTGCTGCCACAGCATCTTGACCGTGCCACCGCGGGCCGCGAGCCGCTCCAGCGCCGCGCCATAGGCGCCGGGCTCCACGATATCGCCGCCCTGGTCCAGCTTGCCGAAAAGCGAGGCATAACCCGCAATGACCTGTCCTTCTTCGACGGTGACATCGCTGCCGCCCAGCCGCATGAATTTCGTTTCCAAGCCGTCGATCATTCCGCGCGCTCCTCTGGCGTGGCCGGCAAGCCCAGAAGCTGGCGCTTTTCGGCCTGTGTCAGGAAATCGGCCTGGGCGACGCGGCGCCACTGCGCCTCGCGCTCATCCGACAGGGCCGGCACCTGGTCGAGATCGGGCTTCAGCTCGACGCTCGCGCCCAGTTGCTGGCTCAGCCAATGGCCGATGGCCGCGGCCACCCGGGTGGCAAGCGGCAGAACCGTCAGCCGGTAGAAGGCCCGGTTGGCCTCCTGGTAATTGGCATAGGTCGCATCGCCGGGGATCCCGAGGATCATCGGCGGCACACCGAAGGCCAGGGCGATATCCCGTGCCGCAGCCTCCTTGGTTTTCTGGAACTCCATATCCGAGGGCGAAAAGCCCATGGGCTTCCAGTCCAACCCGCCTTCCAACAGCATCGGACGCCCGGCATTGCGCGCGCCCTGATGAAAACTCTCCATCTCGCTCAGAAGCCGATCGTACTGATCGCCCGACAGGGTGCCCTGCCCGTCCGCGCCGCGATAGACGATCGCGCCCGAAGGCCGCGCGGCATTGTCCAAAAGCGCCTTCGACCAGCGCGCCGCGGCATTGTGCACATCGAGCGCCTGCGCTGCCGCCTGCATCGGTGACAGCCCGTAATGGTCATCCTGGGGATGAAAGCTCTTGATGTGGCAGATCGGCGGCGCCTCCTCGGTGACGGCAAAGCGGTGTTTCCGCGATCCCACCGCATACTCATAGGCCACCGGCCAGCCATCGGCCCCGGGCACCACATGCATGCGGTCTGATCGCAGAACATGCAGCTCCACCGGCCCGTCCACGCCAGAGACAGCCTCCACATAACCGTTGCCGCTCAACAGGATCTGACCGTAAAGCGCCTCGAAGAGCTCCGCCCGGCCCTGCGCGGTATTCGGCCGCGCAAGAAGGGCAAGCACCGGATGCGTGTCATACCGTCGATCGGCATCCTGCACGACCAGAGGCAGGGCCGCCGCGGCTTCGGCGATCAGCTTGACCGACCGGAAACCCACCGGATTGCCCGAAAACCCCGTGCGCGTCAGGCTGACCGTGTCGCGCGGACTCCACGCCACCCGGCCACCGCTGTGATAGGCGATGACGGGCCCCGTGGCCGAGGCCTTCACCTCCTCCGGCTCCGCCGCCTGCCGTTTGAGAAAATCAAACACCATCCGAAGATGCTCCTTCGTGATTGTTCGTTTTGTCGATGTCAGACCAGCGCCCGAAACCGCGGCTCCTGCCACGTGGACACCGGCGCAATCAAAAGATCCGTGATCGCCCAGACCAGCGCATCGACCCGGTCGGGGCTGGACCGCCCTTCATATCCGCGCGAGGTCATGCGACACATCTGGTCCTCCAGCGTGCCGAGCCCGCGCAGATGCTGCACGCGGCCCTGCTCGTAAAGGGCCGCCACCGGCTCGGCCCGAACCGACTTGCCCCGCGTCGCGTGAACCGCGCGATAGGCGACATTGGGGTCGATGGCGCGCACCACCGTTTCCACCAGATCGCCACCCTGGTTGACCTCGGCGACCAGCCGATCGGCCGCGTGCCGATGATAGGCCCCCACTGCCGCATCCGCCCATTCCGCGGGCGAGGCCCGCGAGATCGTCGCGTCTTCCAGAACGACCGCGCGCCAGGTCGCAGGCGAGCCTTGCGTCACCGCCCCCACGACCACGATCCCGCATTCATCCGACGTGTCCCGTCCCGTCACGGGCGGATCCACCGCCACCACGACACGGTCAAACGCCGGCGCCTGATCGACGCGCGCCGCCTCCAGCATGTCGAGCGACCAGAAGGCGCCCTCGGCATCCTCGAGCAACTCGCCATCCAGTTCCTGCCGACCGAGCCGCGTTCCTGCATAGCGCGCCCGCACCTCGGCCAGGAACGAGGCCGCCAGATGGGCCGCATTCGCCTCGGTCCGGGCATGGGTCCGTACCGTCGACGGGCTGTTCAGGATCTTCCTCAGAACGGGGACGTTCTTGGGGGTCGTCGTCACGATCTGGCGCGGATGCGTGCCCAGCCGCAAACAGAATTGCAGCATGTCCCAGGCCTCGTCACCCCGTTTCCACTTCGCCAACTCATCACACCACGCCGCGTCAAATTGCGGCCCGCGCAACCGCTCTGGGTCATGCGAGGAAAACACCGCCGCCTCGGCGCCGTTTGCCCAGACCAGCCGCTTGCGCCCGGCCTGCCAGACCGGCCGGCGATCGGGCGGCGATGCCGCAAGGATGCCGCTATCGCCCTCGACCATGACCGCGACGGCCTGCTCGATGGTCTCACCCACCAAGGCCACGCGGCGCGACCGGCCCGGATCCAGCGGCCGCGACCCTTCCACTTCGGATCGCACCCATTCCGCACCGGCACGGGTCTTGCCCGCCCCGCGGCCACCCAGGATCACCCAGGTGGTCCAGTCGCCGTCCGGCGGCAACTGATGCGGATGCGCCCAGAACTCGAACAAAAAAGGGAGCGCCAGAAGCGCTCCCGGGGACAGTCCGTCGAGGAACTTATCCTTTGTCTGCGTTGAAGCCGAGGCTATCCAGGAGGCCCCGAACCTCGTCCCGTGCTGCGTCGAAATCGAAGCCGTAGTCATGCTCGATCCGCGCATCTTTCTTGATGAGCGTGGCAACCCTCTTCCTTTCGTCAAAGAGCGTCTGTGCCGCTGCGCGAGCATCCCGCGCAGCCCTAAGGACATCGGCGCCGGATGCGTCCTCGCCGGCTTCCAGTTTTTCTGTCAGGTTCCGCAACGCCTTGATGGCGTCTTCGAAATGATATGTAGCGATCGAGATTATCTCGTCCGCCCCCTCGTCCCGGAAGGGTGTAATCAATGCCATGTGGTAACACCTGCCTCTCATACGTCTCCGCACGAGCGAAACAGAAAAGCGACCGCGAGGCTGTTGCCCCGGGCCGCTTACCCACTTCTTCTAGCTTGCCCGAAGGTATACCTAAGAGCGTTCGCAGAGTCAAGCACTAAATCTCAGGTTGCATCCGCTAACCGTTCGATATGGTTAACAAAATCCTGACGCGCCTGGCTATCCTACTGATCTTCCACCTGTTGCTGCCGCTCCAGCTCGCGTTGCCGCTCGATCTCCCGCCAACGGGCCACGGCCCGGTTGTGATCGGCAAGGTTCGTCGTGAACTCATGCCCGCCCGTGCCGTCGGCCACGAAAAAGATGTAGTCCGACTCGACAGGATTGAGCGCGGCGTTCAGGCTCGCAAGCCCCGGATTGGCGATCGGCGTCGGCGGAAGCCCCTGGATCACATAGGTGTTCCAGGGCGTCGCCGCGCGCAACTCGCTTTGCCG